AAATCAGCTGCAGGGTGTAGATAATAATCTGAGAAAAGCTTTAGGCCGTGACAATCTAATGGAAACTTTAGATCTTATTGATCAGTTTGAGGATAATGAAAAAGCTTTAAAGAATGTCCATGACTATTTAGGTATTGCTAAAAAGAAAGTGTCTGAAAAACTAGATGCTTTAAATAAAAGCAATCAGCTTAGCATACCGTTTGGAGAAACTACTACTGAGGTAGATCCATCTGAAGCATCTATAACTACAGAAGGATCTAAACTAAGAATAACAACCAGTGAATATGATAATGTTCCAGTTAAGGTGATAAAAAATAGTGGTTATCAGCTATCTGGTGATTGGGGTAGTCATACTGTAAAATTAGAACGTTTAGACAATGGAGAATATATTACAGTTGATTTAGAATCTGCAAACCGTCCGCGTAATATCCAGCCTTTATCTAAAGAAGAAATAACTGAATTAGAAAATAGAGGTAAGACTCCACAACAAAAAAGAAAAAGCACGGATGAAATCTTAGAAGAAGAAGCTGCTGAAAGACGTACTGGTATAGATGAGTGGACTGAACAGAGAAGAGAAGAATCTACTGCTGATGAAACTAAACTTTCAAAATCTGCTACTCCTGGAACAAAAGAATCTATAAGCGAACCTCGACCTGTGTATATAGTAGATGATGCTAATGAATTATCTGAACTTATTGGTGATTCAATAATGCAAGATGTAAGTAGTGTAAATGACAGAATGGGTACTGCTAAATATGTAGATGAATTACAAAAAATAGGAGAAGCTTTAGATAAAGGTGAGATTACTGCTACTATGGGTAACTTCCGTGCTGTTATAGCGGATAGAGCTGTTGTAGATTTTATTACATCTGATGGTAGAAGATTCTTTATGTATCAATCAACTGGTAGAGGTACTACTGCAGATACTAAGGGACTTTGGGCACCAATTCCAGGATGGGCGCAAAACGGCTGGTTTATAAAAGCTCTTGATAAGAATGGTGTAGATCCTAAGAAAAGTAAGTACGGTATAAAAACTTTTTTTACTATAGAGGAGTATCTTAATAAAAACAAAGATGAGTTATTCAACCCTACTAAAAATCAAAATGCAGAAGGTCAGAAAAAAGAAACTCCTGTAGAAACTCCTATACAAAGTACACCGGTTAATCCTAAGAAGCCAAACGCTATTGCAAACCTTACTGATAAATTAAGAAATGCAATTACTGAGTTTTGGGGCTTTAAAGCAAGAGTACCGTTTTTCTTTTCAACTAATGGAAAAGAAGCATCTTATACTGATATTAAAGACGCTGATTTTAGAATACCATATGAAGAAACAGCATTTGAATATGGTGTTCAAAGAAAACTAATTGAGCTTTTCTATGGAGATACAGAATCTATAACTAGTGAAACTTTAGTTTTAGATGGAGTTGCTAATGGTGTATTTGTAAAAGCAGTTAGAGCTAGTGAAAGTCAAAACAAAAAAGAAGGTTCTAATGTTGATAAAGATGCTGTTGTTTTACAAATTACAGATAGGTTTGGGCAACCCATAAAATTCACTAAAGATTTTACTGCTACTTTAGGAGATGGTAATATTGTAGAGTTTTATTTAAGAAGTCCTGAAAAATTAAAAGCTGGTGACATAAATAAGATGGCAGCGGCTCTTCATAATTATAAATATCCTAACCAAGGAATAGATAAAAAGTCTCAACAGTTTGCTGCTGTAAAAGAAGAAGTTAAAAATCAAATTAAGCAGGTAAATGATGTAAGAGAATACCTTGCAAAAAATCCTAATGAAAACTTACTATTTACCATAGACGGTGGATCAATGGGATTCATACAACAGTCTAATGTAGCTACAACTAAAGTAAGTGAAGTAAATGAAACTTTAAAGTTTGAGATATTTGACATTACAGATCCTGTAACAGAAGTAACTGCTGGAACTACATATGTTACTGCTGAAGGTTTATACGGACAACAAATTCAACTAGAAAGACCCGGTGTAAAAGAATCAGGAGATTTAGAATTAATAAAGCAATTATTATTTGAAGAAGTCAATTACGCAACTGGTAATAAAGTATCTGTAGAAGATAGACAAAACATTCTTCAGAACTATATAGATGCAAAAGGAGAGAACACTACAGGTAATAACCCAAGAGTACAAGTAGTACCAGATGCAAATAATCCTATGGGTTATAAGCTTCTTATGACTACTACTAATGCTGCTGGTCAAAAGACAACTGAGTTTTTTGATGTAAGTAACCCTCAACAAAAAGAAGCTGCACAAAAAGCATTTGACGCTTTATTAGATGAAACTAAAAATTATGAAAAAAATATCTGGCCATATGAAGCTGAACTAGCAATTAAAAGAGGTGCAGTTACTGAAGCTACAGATGATAAGTCCGCTACTCCTAATCAAATTTATAAAAATAAAGAAAATGATAACTACACTAAAGTAGGATATGCATTTAAGAGCAACACTAATAAAGGTGCTATAAACAGCGGTACAATAAATACAGCAACTATACAGAAAGCTGCTGATGGTAGTTTAATATTAACAAAAAAGAATGTACCGGTTCAAGATTTCATGGCTTCTCAGAAGTTTGAAATATCTACACCTGAATTAGCGGCAGACGGTAAACTAAGAAGAACTAACTCTTATTTTACTTTCCAATTAACAGATTCTGCTTCTGATAAGTTATCTGGTAAAACTCCTGCACAAGAAGCAGTAAAAGAACAAGAAATAAAAGAGCGTAATGATTCTGTTAATACAGATGCTGAAGAGCAGGGTCATGATTCTGAATCTAAACCAAAAAGTAAAACAGATAGATTTAATGACTTGTTTGATGATACAGATGAACTTATGAGAAGTCTGGATCAAGCAAAGATGACTAAGAAGCAGATTCAACAAAAAATAGATGAAGCTAGAGAGTGGTATGAGAAAAGTCCTTTAAACAAATACTTCCCTTTTGAAGTAATGTTTGATAAGATAAATAAAAAAGGTGTAGCACAATGGACTATGGCCGGTGTTACTTTATATAAAGGATCAGACTTTACAGATCTATATCATGAGGCTTGGCATGGCTTTACTCAAGGGTTCTTGACAATGAACCAGAAAATAGAACTCTATAATGAAGTTAGAAATAAACGTGGTACGTTTACAGATTATAATGGTAAACAAACAACGTTTAATAATGCTTCTGATAGACAAATAGAAGAGTACTTAGCAGAAGAGTTTAGATCTTATATGCTAAATGGAGGTAAAGAAGGTAAGAAAAAATTAGCTCCAAAAACTAAATCATTCTTCCAAAAGATTCTTAATCTTTTAGAATACTTATTTACAGATTCTAGCTACAATGATATCTATTTAAATCCGCAAGCTGATACAAAAGTAAATGAGTTATTTGAAAAACTTAGATTAGGTAATCTGACTGAGTATACATTCTCCTATGAGAACGCAATGTTTGGTAAGCTTAATGCTGGTATTACTGCACTTAAAGATGTTAAAGGTGTTAATCAGCTTAACTACCAAGACTCTATGGACATCAATGAAATGATTGATTACTATATTGCGGACTATGCAATGCTAAGAAGCAGTACTAAAAAAGACCGTGAGGAGTTAGCTGAAATAGAAAGTGATCTTAGAAAACCAGATATTACTCAAAAAGAAAGAGCTGAGCTATTAGCTAGACAAGAAGCTTTAAGAAGTAATACACAATACTTAGGTGCAGTTACACAGTCTAAGGAAGAAATGCAAAGAGCATATCAGTGGGCTAAAAGTGAGTTGAGTGTACTTAAAGATGATATAAATCAGCAGTATCTTGCTGAAACAAATGAGAATAAAAAAGCAAGACTGTTTAAGCAAAAGCAAACTTTAGAATTTGCTTTAGAACATTTTGGTGATACAACAGATCTAAACAATAACATGAGTAAAGACAGTGATATTGTTAGAGGAGTTATTGGTTACCATATGAAGAAGACTGCATTGTTTGCAGCAGAAGATGTTACTGAATCAACTGGTGACTTGTATAGTAAATCAGGTAATGAGTTATCATTGCAAGAAATGGCAAGACCAGAGATTATATTCTTGCTTAAATCTTTACCGGATGTAAAAGATGGTGTAGAAGCTAAGAACAAATATGGTGTTACTAAGTTAGCTGCATTTAATGCTACCTGGAACAGACTGGCTAGAACCTTACAGAATACAGACAGTATTGATGAAATGTATGCAAGGTTAAATGACTTAGCAAAAGACTATGAACCAATCAAGCATTTGCTAAGAAGGTTAGGGGATCCGCAGTCTGCTAAGCTTGTATCAGAAGTAAACTTACAGTCTACATTCTTCCAAACATTTGCTAAAACAAGAGTACCTCTTGTACAGATGACACTAGTAAAAGAAGGTGTGGGATACAACGCCCGTGTAGGAGAAGCATTTAATTCAGATTATGCTGTTGGTAGAAAATGGCAAAATGATTTAAGTACTGCAGTCCCTAATACAAATGACTACATATTAACTGATGACAAAGGTCAGAACCATGTTAATATTAAAAAGATTCTTGCAGACTTTTCTGAAGCAGATGCTAGAGCTAACCGTATAAAGTTTTACAATGCTTTAGGTTTTAGATTAACTGATACAAAAGAAATCAAGCGTGACATTAACCAGTCACAGTATGACCCGGTTTATTTCCACAGAGCTTTAGTAGAATTAAATAAATCTAACAAAAGACTCTATGATTATAAAGATATCACTGAGGATGAAAGCGTGAAGTACAAAGCTTTGATGAACCTTGAAGCTAAGTACTCTGATGTGTTCTCAAACTTTGCTGTAACAAACGCAGAGGGTAATATGCAATATGAGCATACGCTGAATAACTCTATGACCATTATGATCAACAGTATCAATAATGCAAATAGTTACCAAGAATTGGTATCACAACCACACATGGAGCATTTAAGAATTGATGGTAATAATGCCAATCCTTTTGCTCAAGCTTCTGTCTGGATGAAATCTTTATATGACTTAGAAGGTAGTGCTGAAACTAATCCTAATTGGGGTCAACCAAGAGTTAATCCTAAGACCGGAGAAAGAGTTACTCTTAAACTAATGAACCTAAGTGGTATATTAGTACAAGAAGATAGAAATGAAACAGGAGATGGTATCTCATCAGCTTCTGCAGATAAGGTTACTAAAATACTCATGGACTTACACCTGGCTCAGGCTGGTGGTTTTGAGTTGATGCGTCATGCTGATAAAGGTACTTCTTATGCTGTTAAAATAGATGGGCCAATCTACGGTAACACAAATGCTTTAGATTCATACATTCCTATGAGTGCTTTTGCATATGAGTCTACTTATCACCAGTTAACATATGAGCGTGTACTACCTCATCTTATTGCAGAGATGAAACGTATGCGTGAAATGTCACGTCTAGCTGATGCTGTTAATAAAGGAGAAGCTGTTGAATATGACTATAATTATATTAAGAAAGGTCAAGAGTTTGTAGCTTTTGATAATGTTCTTAAATCAGCAGGTACTCTTAAAGCAGATCTTAAAAAGATAATTGCTGGAACAGAAGATATACAAACGGCTATCCAAAACAATCCGGATATACAAAGAGACATTAATAATAACTTTAAAGAGTATTTTAATAAGCAGTTTGAGCAAATGAACGCTGATGTTGCTAAGACAGAGTTTATAGCTGATAACATGTTTAAGAATATCTCTGATAGAAATCCTCAGTTGAAAGGAAAAGAAAGAGAAGCTCTCATCAGATCTTTTGTACACAATAACTGGATACATAATATTGAATCAGTTGCTTTATTGTACGGTGACATTGCTCAATACAATATGGCTAAAGAAGAGTTCCATAAGCGTAATGCAGGTATAGGATCAACAGGTACTATATACCGTACAGATATAGGAATGCAAAACTATATTAACAATAACTTGTGGGCATCTAGTTACGCTAAGAAACTAGGTTTAGCTAAGCATGAGTTTAATGGACAGTTCAACACAGCTATTGTAGAAGACATGTCTATTAAGTCTGCTTACTTTGATGAGTATGTTAAACAATTAGGACCAGAAGCTGCTGCGGCATATGGTAAAGGTCAAAATGAAGCAGATGCTCAAGGTTTTATTACGTTTGATTCTTACCGTCAATTAAAAGTTGCAGAAGGTACTTGGAGTAATGCTCAAGAAAAACTGTATAGAGATATAGTTAATGGAAAAAAAGTTACTCCAAATGACGTAAGTAAATTCTTCCCTGTAATTAAAGCACAGTATTGGGGACCTCTTGCGCAAAAAACAAGTATACCTTTAACTGCATTTCATAAGTATTCATTATTTCCTTTAATACCAGGTATAGTAGAAGGCACAAATGCTGAAGCAATTCATCAAAAAATGATGAAAGAAGGTATTGATTATTTAACATTTAAATCAGGATCAAAAGTAGGTAACATTACTAAGTCTGGTAATGTTGAAACAGGTGAGCGTAATTTTGATAAAGCTTATTCTAATCAAACTACAAGAACTTTAGCAGAAGGTATTCTCACTGATCAAACGGATGAAAATGGCAAGTATATTCCATACTTTACAAAAAACACTATTCATCTACAGTATTTAAAAAATCAATTACGGATTCATGAGGAACCAAAAGGGAAAGTTATTTTCTCAACTCAGTTAAGAAAATTAGTTGAAGATGGTCTAATGAAGAACGGTGTACCTATTGACTATTTAAATGCAGGTGGAACTAAAGAAGAATGGGACTCTTTAAAGTCTGATAAAGCTAAAGAAGCTAAGTCTGACTACTATAAGATGTTACGTACATATGAGCGTAATCTTACTAAGCTTACTAATATAGCTAAAGAAGATCTTTTACAAGAGATGGGTTGGAAGTCTAATGTAGTTGATGGTCAAGAACAATTAACCGGTGATATTAAATCACTTATTTCATTTGTTCAAAAAGAATTAACTAGACAAGATTTAGCACAGCATGAAATTGACTTCTTACAGTTTGATGAAAATGGTAAGTTAAAGCATGACTTATCACAGCATACTAGTGTAGAAAGAATAGAGAAGTTACTAAATGCTTTAATGGTTAAGAAACTAGTTAAGCAAAAAGTAAACGGTGAGGGTCTTATTCAAGTAGCATCTACGTTCTTAGAAAAAGCAGGTCTTGATGAAGGTAGAAACTTTACTAATCCTACTGCAGAAGATCTAGCTACATATGGATCTAATGACCTACCTTTCTATAGAAAAGGTAAAGGTCCTGATGGTAAAACTTCTGCAATGAAAGTTAAAGTATCATTACAAGGTGACTTTGTAAATCTACTTAAACTTAAAGACAAAGAAGGAAAAACTATAGGAACTAGAGAAAGACTTAATGAGCTAATTAAAGATGAAGAATGGCTAAACACTGGACGTAACCGCGAGATGCTCACTATGATTGCTGTACGTATTCCAGTACAGGGTCTGAACTCTATGGAGTTTATGGAAGTCTATGAGTTCCTAGATCCTTCTGCAGGTTCTGTTATTGTTCCACCAACTGAGATAGTTACTAAATCAGGAGCTGACTTTGACGTGGATAAAATGACTGTAATGATGCCTAACATACGTAAGGCTAAGTATAAGAAGAATGAGTTTGGAATTGCTGAGCAAGTTTCAGATCCGCAAATGTGGAACTGGACTGAAGAAGAATTAAAAGAAGAATATGATAGATATTTAGCTTTCCAACAAGAAAGTGTAGCATTAAAAGATAAAGAAGGACAAGAGGGTGTGATAAGTAAAGTTGATAATATTTTAGCTGCTTTATTCAGTAACCCAAAAAATAAGTTATCTGTAAATAAAGAAGATATTGAACAGATGGCTATAGAAGAGTTTGAAGAACTTATCAGAACAGGTGAGGTTATGGATTTTCCAGCTTTTAAGAAAAAACGTATGGGAGCCAAAGCTGTTCAAAATGATATCATTAAGAATGTAACAGACATCCTTTCTTTATCTACTAACTTTAATGCACTCCTTACACCTAACAGTACAGATCTACTAGATCCAATATCTGATGAGTTTAGAGACTCTGCTATGGATTTCAATCCTAAAGAAAGACTGTATGGAGAGGGAGTTAATAAAGAAATATCTGGTACAAGAGTATTAGAGTACAGATATAACTTATACAAGCATCAATCTAATAAAGTAGGTAAAGAAGCTCTTGGACTAGGTGCTGTAGATAATACGTACAATACTTTATTTAACCGTATTGGTGCATACATGAATGCAACTACAGTTCCTTTAGATGAATTTAATAGAGCACAAAACTTATTAAATCAAAGAGCTGCTATTAAGGATGTAGTCAAAAGACAAGAATTTACTAAGAAAAATAAAGAAGCATTAGACGCTGCTCAAAAAACAGTAAATAAGTTTGAAAGACAAACAATACTATTAGATCATAATACTATGAAAGTAAATGGTGAAACAGTAATTTCACTTTCTCATACAACTAGTAAAGGAACTAATGTAAAAATATCAGACTTAATTAACCAGATGATTAATGGTTGGGTGGACGTTGCTAAAGATGCCTGGATATTTAATATCCAAGGTAATAAAGAAGTAGCACCTACTTTATTGTTTATGGTTCAAGCTGGTGTACCTATTAGAGATGCTGTAGCAATGGCTTCTTCTCCTCTAGTAAAAGAATACATTAAACAACAACAGCTTTTAAAATCTACGTTTGTTAATCCATTAGGAATGGATCTTGCTAATCCTGCTATGTACAGAGTTCAAGCAAAACAAAATATACTTAGCAAACCAGAGTTTGGATTTAATGTAGAACTTAATCAGTTTGGTAATATTTCTAACGCTACTGTAAAAGAGCTAACTCAAAATATGTTATCAGGAGTTAAGAAATTTGAAGCAGATAAGTTATTAGAAGGAACAAAAGCACATAGTAATGCTTTAAAAAAGAATACTCAGTATCAATATAGTGAATTAGATAAACAAGCATTCTTGCACTATCTTCAATTAGAAGATATGGGTAAATCTGTAAGAGATGTTAAAATGAGAACTAATGTAGATACTAGTAGAGATGAGAGTTTATTTGCTGCTCAAGATAGATTAGGAATGCTACAAGCTTTAAGAGAAGACGGAAGATTACCTGAAAGCATTGTAGATAAAATCATGACAGAATCTCCTATTAGTAGTTTCTTTATACAAGGTTTCCAAATTAATCTTTTGGGTAGATTATTTCCTTTACGTAATCATAAAGAAATAAATCAGTTTGCACGGGAAAATGTAGATAAAGATCTACAAGATGCAACTTATGGTGATAAAGAAACCACGGTGAGTAACTGGAAGAGTGATCTTATAAATTTTATATTCCAAAATGAGTTAAAGTATTTTGATATAAATAAGATCAGTAATTACAGAAGCATGTCTTTAAAACAAGACATCAAACTTGAACCAAGTAAACTTCAGTTTGGTGCCTATGTAAAAGAGGGTGTAATGTATATGGATAAAAACAGGCTCATTGAACAGTTTGATAACGGTGAATATGCTAAACTAGCTTACTTAAAAGAGTTAGGTCTAGCTCCAGTAACCGGTGCAAATGTATTCAATGATGCCAATGAGTATATTCATTTTGTATTAGAAAGAGAATCTTTGAGAGCTCAAAGACCTATAAGTACAGTTAAGGATACGGTGATGTTTAATTACTATATAGATGAATATAAAAACTTCAGCCCGCAAACAGAAGATGAATCAGCTCCTGCTTATAACAAAAGAGTTTACAAAGCAGCATATGAGTTTTATCTAAGAGATGAAGCTATGGCTAATATCCATAACTTTAACTACATGTTCAAACATACATCTGCTAACTTTGCAAATAAGTTCTTAAGAATTAAAAATGCATACCCAGACTTAGCAAAAACATTTGACATAATGAACGCCTTATCTACTACTGATAAGCAGGGTATTAAAAACATTATGTTAAATGAAAGCAAATTGTCTGCAGATCAAAAGAATATTCTTAATGAGAACTTAGCAAAATTATCAGATGTAAATGAATTAAAAGAAGTTCTTCCTGATACATCTTTAGAACAAAGAGGTGAGATAGCAGACTTCTTTAAAAGTTTCTCTACATATGCGTTCTTGCAATCTGGTTTAAATGTAAGAAGTAAATACTCTTTAAATCAGTTTGTATCACAAGATACTATGCTTGGTGTATTAAGTAAGCCAACAAAAGAAATGTTATCTAAATTAGATAATGATCCTGGCGCATTAACTGAATTTATGAATCTTTATACAGATTTGTTCAAAGAATTAAATAAATCTAAAGACCGTAATACTAGAATCCGTGGTAAAAACTACTTTAGAAATATAACATTGTCTGATTCAAGATCTATAGCAGAAGCTAAGAAAACTTTGAAACCGGCAATGCTTGAAGAAGGATTGGCTACTACTACTCAACCTACAGCACAAGCTACTCAACCACAAACTACAGAAAAGAAAACATATACAGGAATGGTTACTAGTTTAGAGCCAAACCAAATATTTGTTTTTGGATCTAATCCAGAAGGCAGACATAGAGCAGGTGCTGCTAAATATGCAGCTGATAACTTTGGAGCTGTTCTTGGTCAAGGTAAAGGATTACAAGGACAGAGCTATGCATTACCTACTAAAGACTTAAGAGTTAAAAAGAATAAAGGATTAAGATCTATATCTAAAGAAGATATCATTAGTAACATCAAGGACATGTACCAAGTAGCACAAATGTTGGGACATAAAGAGTTCTTAGTTAGTGATTACTCAGGTAAAAACTTAAATGGATATACAGGACAAGAAATGGCAGACATGTTCCACCAAGCAGGTCCAATACCAGCAAATGTTATATTTAATGAGAACTTCCAAAAGTTAATACCAGATACTAAATTAAAAACAGTAGCTAAAAAAGGTGTTGACTTTGTGTTTGAACAAAACCCTCAGCTAGAACAAATAGGTACTGCAGAAGACTATACTGAATATCTAAATACAATATTCCCTAATAGTAAAATTAAAGATATAGTATATAGAGGTAGTACAAATCCAAACTTAATGGAAGCATCTGAGTTAGATCCTGAAAAAGGAACCGGTGCTAAAAATTTAGGTAAGGGTATCTATCTGGCTAAAAGTAAAGAAAAAGCAGATCAATATGCAGTTAAAGGTGGAATCACACAAGCTTATATTATAAATGCTAAAGACTTTTATATTACATCTATAGATAAAAACTGGTCTAGAGGTTATATTACGCCAAGTAATATGACTGTTAGAGAATTTACTGATGGTAAAGATACTGTAGTAGATTTTGAGGGTTTAGATAGAGATAATTATTTAGACATTGAGAATAACAGAAATATAGGAAAGTATACTGGTCCTGTAGATGTTAATGGATTTCCTACTTATCAAGAAGAAATAAATACAATGCCTGCTTGGAGAGAGTTAGCAGTTAACTCAAATGAGCAATTGCATGCATTAGGTTCTATAAAGGATATTGGAATGTTCACTGAATATATGAAAGCTAGGGAACAAACTGCTAGTCAACAACAAGGCACTATTGAATACACAGCTAGAACATATTCCGCAAATAGATTAAAAAGTATTAACGCAGTAAAAGATCTAAACATTGCAGCTAATTCTGGAACTACATACATATACAATGGTCCTATAGAAAATATAGGTGCACCGCGTGAAAAAGATGAGCTCTTGCACAATGCTGCACCTAATACTATAGGCTTACCTACTAAACAGATGTATAGTCAGCAGTCAACTGAGCAACCAGTAAGAGCAGATATAATTAGAGATGTAGATGGTAGAGTTAATCCTCAAGCAAAAGAAGCTATTGATAATGCTATACAAAACATAAAAGAACATATAGCTCAAGGTCAGGAGATTGCGTTTTCTGATCAAGGATATGGACAAGATATGTTAGAAGCAAATAAGGCAGGTAATCAATATGCTCCAGAAACTTTCTTATATTTGTCTGAGCAATTATATAATAACTTTGGCTACATAAACCCTGGATATTTATCTAATAATCCTAATAAACAAGTAGTTAAAGATACTTATGCTAAGATTCAAGGGAATCAAAACATATCAGATTTAGAGATTGCTGAAGCTCTAGATCAAGAAGTAATGGAATTTATGAAAAACTGTATATAAGATGGCAAGTTGTCCTAACATTAATTTAGAGGAGTGGAAAACATTAGAATCTGCTGTAGGTAAATTAGAAGCCTACAGAGATTACATTGAAACTAATGGACAAATCCGTACTCCTGAACAAGTTTTACAAAAATTAGAAGCACGTAAAAACAAACCAGTAGAGCCATCAGAGTTTACTGAGGATCCTTCATTAAGTGAGTTAGCAGAAAAGACTGTTAATGAACCTCAAGTAGATGAAGCTATTGTTCTAGATACTATGAAAAGAACTAGAGCTGGAGAGTTGGCAGATAAAATGTCTAGAGCACTAGGTATAGAGTTTGAATATGTAACACCAGAACAAGCAGCAGAGTTTACAAAAAATTCTAAAAACCCTTGGAATGGTGAAGCTGCTTTCTTTTTTGGAGGTAAAGTTTATTTTTTAGCAGGACGTTTAACAACTGATAATGTATTACATGAGTTTGCACATCCATTTGTTAGAGCCATTGCGCAAGAAAACAGTGAGCTTTTTAACAATTTATATGAACAGATAGCTGCAACAGAAGAAGGTCAATCTATAATCCAGGAAGTAAGTGAAATGTATCCTGAGTTAGAACTGACAACAGAGAGTGAATTATTTAAAGAAGAAGTAATTGTAAAAGCCTTAGAAAAACATGGTAAAGACAAAGTTCAAAACATTAAAATACAAGGACCATTTGCACAAGCCATTAGTGAGTTCTTATATGCAATTAAACAAATACTACGGAAAGTGTTTGGTAAAAGCATCAAAATATCAAACCTTAATACAGATACTACAGTCAATGAATTAGCGGACATACTAACAGAAGGCAACCGTATTAAGATTAACACTGAGCTTGTTACTAATGATGAGATAGTAGCGTATAACAGAGATAACTTTGAGCAGATAGCTGAAAATCTAAACATGCTCAAAGCCCGTGAGATGCAGACTACTATTAATACTTTTTATGATACTATATCTAAACAGTTGAATCAGCTTTATAATAACAAAAATTATGAAGAGCTTATTCCTATCTTAAGAGATCAATACTTACGTGGAGATTTACAAGAAATCTTATCTAATCTGAAGAAGTATCAGACCATGATTAAGAATGCTAAAGATAACATGATTGATGACATAGAGAATACTAAAAGCCGTTCTCAAGCTATGACTGAAACTCTTTTGCGTTTAGATGATATCATGGCTAAGATGTATGAAAGCATGGCTGACATACGTGCTGAAGGAGATACCCAGGAGAATATGCATAAAGCTTACTACTATAGTAAGTTTATAGATCATTATACAGGACTTATCCAAGAATTAGAAAAAGGTTTGCGGGAAGCTAAGGTACCGGCTGGTGCATCAATTAGAACCGTGATCTCATCTATAAGAAACAACATAGATAACACTAATGATATTATTAATGATATGAAAGCTGATGGAGCAAGAGATGCTCTATATGATCAGCTAGAACCAATATCAAGAAGTGTATCTGAAAGATATGAAGAGATACTTACTAATTTAAGAGCAAAAGGTGCTCCACAAGAAAGAATAGATAGAGTATATAAAGAGTACCATGGTATGACTCAACGTCAGTGGGAACGCTTTAATGAATTAGCTAGACTAAAGAAAGAAGGAAGTCTCAGTACAAATGAGCAGAATGAGTTTGATAACTTATTACTGATGAGTAGAGACGGTGTATCTATTACTAGAGAGAAGATAGAAGCACAACTAAAAGGACAGATAGGTGATGCTAATGTATTTAGTAGTTACTTAGAAGGATACTTATATAACAATGACCCTATTATTGGTGGTTTGGCTTTGTATACAAAGAATGCGCTGAATGATGTGATGATAGTAGCACAACAGAAATACAACGCATTTGCAGAAGAGCTACGTGATCCGCTTAAGCGTGCAGGATATAACCCTTCTATGCTTGGTAGATTAGGTGAGAGAACTACCTTTAGGGATAAGATAGCTAGAATAGACCCGGAGACAGGTGAATTGAAAATGCAGGAAGTACACACTTTCCTCAATCAGTTTAAAGACTACCGTTATGAAAAGGAATTTCTGAGACAGGCTGTATCTGAAGCACATGATAAATATCAACGTAGTAACTCAGAGGAAGATAGACAAGCTTTCATAGCTGCAGTTGACAAACAAAAACAATTCTTGAGAGATTACTTTCACCAGGAATATGTTGATGAGTTCTATGAGAAAGAACAATTATTATCTCAAGATGAGATAGGTAAAGAAGCTTCTTATCTACGTGGTGAGTTGTTTGAAAGAATGAATGAGCTAACACGTACTGCAAGAACTCAGATGGATGAGATTGCTGTAGCTGATGAGATAGATGCGTTATGGGCAGAGTATGCTCAGATGCACTCACGCTATGACTTAGCTGGTAAACTTAAAACTGGTAGAGAGGCTGCTATAGCTCAAAGACTACGTGAATATAGAGAAGAGTCACGTGAGTTCTATGAATGGAAGATTAGAAAAGGTGTATTTGAAAATGAATACTTTAACTTCTTACAAGAACTACGTAGTAAGAATATAGCTGAAGGAAGTCCTGAATGGAAAAAGGCTTTAGATGACTGGAAAAGAGTTAACACCCGTAAAGTAATTAAAGATGATTTCTACCAAAGACGTAATGATATTATCTATGAGATAAAACAAATTATGTCTAAGCTTTCTGATACGGAAAGAAAAGAAATAGATCAGTCTGCTATATGGGAAGACATTATTGATAACACGGCTGGCTTTAGAGATTCTGATAATCAGTTGAATGGTACTGAGATGTCTGAGTCTGCTATTAGTAAAATAAAAGAACTGCAGGAGAAACTTGAAGTTATTAAAGAAAACAGTTTAAGAAGATCCGGTTTAACTAGAGAAGATGAAGCTAGGCTGAATGAGTTATATGCTAGATCTAAAACTGACAAGTCTGTCTGGCCGGAGATTAATGAGTTAAACGCTAAGAAAAAAGCTCAGGGTGGATTAAATCAGTTTGACATAGATAAGTTAAATACTCTGTATTCTGAATTAGCAGAACTTAGTAGTAAGGAAGCTACTAGTTATTACGCAGCTCAAGCTAACGCAGTAATAGCTACTATAGATCCACAGTTACTAATGAAGACCAAGTTTCAAAAAGACTTTGGGAATATGAATATAGATCCACGCAGCGCACAGTATCTACTAAGTGCTGAGGTTGTTGAAGAACTATCTGCTATTAGCCCAGAGTTTGCTGAATGGCATTCTAAAAACCACATTAAGAAAAGAAAGTGGAATGCTGAAACTAAGCAAGAAGAAGATGTTTATGAAAGACTTTATGTATGGAGTGTGACTAAACCTTCTGACCCATCTATGATGGAAACGTATCAGATTAAGAATGCAGCTGGTAGAGTAATAGATACTGTACAAGGATTACCTGCTACAAAATTCTATACTAGAAGTGTTAAACTTAAGTATAAGAACCGTAAGATACGTGGTGTTACTGTAGATAATCAAGGACAGTGGATGCCTAAGTTGTTTGATGGTACAGCTAATGGTGCTAAAGATGACCGCTTTATAAATGAAAAGTATGAAGCGTTAAAGAATAGTACTGATCCAAAAGACCAAGCTTTATTTGAGGCATTAGAAATTATGAAGAAGTATCACCTGGATAATCAGGAAGGTCTTTCTTATAATAATAGATTAGGTTATGATGTACCACGTTATAGAAAGTCTAATTTAGAATTAGCTAGAGCTATTGCTAAAGATCCTATTGGTGCTGGAAAAGATAAAGTGTCTGGATTAAGTCTATTAATGAAACGTATCAGAGACTTCTTTATTAAGACACAAGATCAGGCTGAAGATGGTATGTCATATCAAAATAACTTTAATCTAATTAGAGCAGATATCTTTGACAATGACATGACTGGTATTCCAATATCTGGTTTATATGATATTGATGTAAATGATGTATCTATGGATGTTACTACAAGCTTGAATAGATACATGCTTTCTGGAGAGAATCAAAAGAAATTAGTTGAGATATCTCCTATAGTTAGATCTATCCAAGATACAGTTAACAACCCTAACAATCAGATTAATGATATCAATAAGGTGCATGAAAGAAACTTTAAAGCAAGTAATGTACTGAGATATTTTAAGAAGGATAAAAACGTCAGGGCCAATGCTGTAAACAACTGGATAGAAAAACACTTTGAAGGACAGACTCAAAAAGGTATGGGTGCAGACTCTCCCTTTTTACAAAACTTTAGTAACCTTCTGTTTAAAAGAGCGTCCTTTTCATTCTTTGCATTTAACATACCTTCAGCACTAAAGAACAGTTTAGGTATGAAGTTTCAGGCTATGCTTGAAGCCTCTGCTGGTAGGTATGTAAATCACGTCAATTTACAAAAAGGAAATGCTTGGGCTTATGCCACTATGGGTGAATTAAGTTCTACTGAGTTATACAAAAGAGGTGCTAAGTCTCATAGACAACAGCTTGTAGAAATATTTGATGCAATACCGGATAAGTTTGAAACAGAGTTTGGTAAAACAATGTCACGTACTTTTGCTAAAGATGCTGCTGATTTACAGTTCTTTACGTCACACCGTAAATGGTTAGAGCAACAAGCTGGTCTACAACTGTTTGCGGGAATGATGTATCACAAGACAATAACTATGCAAACAGCTGATGGGCCTAAGACAATCTCTTATCTAGATGCATTTGAAACTGTTGATGGACAAATAAGATTAAAGGAAGGTATTGATGCACGTTACGGTATTGAACCAATATTCCATGCAATAAAACCAGGAGACACTGTTGAAAGTATAGCAGCTCAATATAATATACCTGAGAGTGCTATTGAACAAGTATTTAAAAACTTAGACATAGATAAGAAGTTAGAGCAAGTAGAAGAACTTGAAGAACTCAGAGAAGATGATCTTAGTGAAATAGATTTAGATTCTGCAGAAGATGACTTAGAAAGAACTAAGATGCAGGATCAGATAGATGCTATTAACAGAAAGTATGACCGTTTGATACAAGAGAAAGGTAGTGTTAAGATTGATAACACTGAATTTAAATTCTATAAAAACCGTATAAGACAAGTCACTAACAATATGGGTGGTGCTTATGCTAAGTTTGATCAACCTGAAGCACAGAGATATTTAGCTTTCCGTTGGGTATCTTTCTTGCGTAGATTCTTTACTACAATGGCCATAAACCGTTGGGGCTTTAGAGGATCTATACTTAATCCTAAAGGTAGACTAAATCCTGGAACAGGTGATATACAAATGGGATTTTATATACAGTTTGCTAAAACTGTTATGGATACTATTAGATCAGGAGGTAGCAGTTTAAAGTATGCACAGAAAGAAGAGAAGGAAGCCGCTATAAGATTTGTTGCTGAAGTAGGTATGCTTATGTTATTGAACATGCTTATGGGAGCACTCTTTGGTTGGGATCCAGAAGATGAAGATAGATTTGAAAAACTTAGAGCAATGTCAGGCCCTTTACCTGGACCTTTCACAGAGAAGAAAGAAGGAAGAGCTGACTTTGATTTAATGGGCTGGGCGCAACTTCATACACTACATCTAATGATGCAAGTACGTGGAGAGAATGAGCAGTTTAACTTACTGACCGGTGGTAGTAAATTATACACAGAGCTATTAGATCTTAAAGGTATTGCACTAGGACCTACTGTTGACTCATATGAAAAAATATATAAAGAGTTAAAAGGTATGTGGGGTGATGATCCTAAAGCATATTATAAAAGAGATGTTGGACCAATGTCATGGCAAAAGAAAGGTGACGCTAAGTTCTATAATACTTTTATGAAAATGTGGGGTGTTACTGGTAAACAATATGACCCTGCAATGGCAATACAAAACTTCCAAAGCTTCTACGTAAGACCATAAAAAAAAGCCTCAGTCATTCTGAGGCTTTATTGTTTCACGGAATCTTATGGTATTCCGGGCTTTAACCAGAGCAGCTTTACTCTCTACCTAGATTCTCCGCCTGAAACTTAAGGTTGAGCTGTAGCTATCTTCTCAGCTAGAACTCTTTCTGTAGCGTTTAGGTCAGCTAATTCTCTTTTTTCAAAACCAAAGTGGAAGCTTTCAAGTTCTTTTACACGCTTAGCTAATGCATTAACATGAGCCATTAATGCTGGTTTACCATCACCATCTTCTACAATGATTTCTCTTAGAGAAAGATCTTTAAGGTCATCAGTATACTTACTTGCTAACCTCTGCTTCTCTTTAACTTCAGTTAATTTTTTAATCTCTAAGTTAATTTCTGCAATTTTCTTTAGTTTGTCTTCATTACTTAAATCTCCAAATCTTGCCATGACATATAATTTTTTATTGTTAGTACTATATATAATATAAGAAAAAAAGTTTACATGTCATTGTAGTAGTAGCAAAAAAAAGGGAGAGCCGAAGCTCCCCCTGTTCTTATAGATCATCAATATTTTCCATGAGATTACCTACGTAGTCATATAGACCATTAGTTCTGAAGTCATCACCATAGAATCCCCAGCAGCTGTCTTCTTCTTCACCGTCTTTATCCAAGACCCTGAATCCATAGACATCACCACTTACATACGAATTATATGTTTTAACTTCATTATCAAGATAACCTTCTAATCTATTCTTATAATCAACCCAAGTCTCATCATCATTCATAGTCACACCAAGACTATTAATAGCATCATGCGTTATGAATACATATCCGATTTGACCTGAGTCCCATCTGCAACCAAACTCAGTAGTACTAATACTAATACCACTATGATCATACATATACAAAGGTTTGATTACAAGAGGATGTTCTCTCTTCATAATATCTGCATAGAGTTCCTCCCACGAATCATACTCTTCCTTAACATAACTATCTGTATCATCACCCAAATAATAGTTACGATGAAAACAAACCATAGTAGTTAAGTTATCATCATGTCTTGGGTTATGAGGAGACTCATCATGAATTATCTCTAACTTCTTCTCCTGTTTTAGATTCAGTGTTTTCAGTACGTACATCCGATTGTTTTTTATCTAAATATTCTAAATACTTTTTAAGTGCGTCCGGGTCATCTTCAAGACCATTCTCTTGAACCCATAGCACTGCTCTTCCCATTCTACTCATAAGATTAATTTAATTAGATCACATCAGGGGAGGATCTCAACTCTCCCCATCTGCGACTTTCTAGCTTACTCTAATTATTGACCATAGAGTTTATATAATTTGCTGCTAATACGAAACTCTCACCAGATTCTAGTGTGACATCATAGACATCATCTTTCCGTACAAATGTAAATTCTGGATTGTATCCATAGAGTTCTTGGATCTCCTTTGCAATAATTACTTTTACACCTTCCTCAGAGTCATCTGTATGTGTAACGCTATTGCTTTCCTCCACAACAATTTCCTCCTCATCACTCTCCTCCATATCAAAAGGAGTATCTGTTGAAGCTATTGTATCACCTGTGTACATTTCAGGCGGGCCCACATGTTCCTCTTCAGACTGTGCAGGTTCTTCCTCCTCCATAGTAACAGCTTTGATACCAAAGTAATCATCACCTTCCATGTTTTCTATGTCAACTACTTCAAAGTACATACCGTCAATATCTACTAAATCCCCAATTTGTACACCGGGATATTCATCTACTGATATATAAGTTATGTCATCTTGTGTAATTATCTCATCTTCATCTGGAGTAGGAATAAATTGGAGATCTTTAACTTCATCTTCAACTGTGGTTACTTCTGTATTAGGATTAGGTAGTTCATCTACACCATCAATGTGATCTTCATCACCTCCTGATTCAATAGCTACCATACCCATCTTATCCCAATCTTCATCTTCTTCAGCATCTAGATCTACTACTGCTTCTTCCTTTTCAGTTTCCAAATCATGAGCTGCACACGGTGACAACGGTTCAGGACATTGACTCATACCATCTTGAGGCAATAGTATATCACTATACTGCTCAATACGGTTGTCCATTTCCATGTCTTCTTCTTGAGTAGTCCCAGTTTCTTCACACACATTTGCAAGTGTTGCATCATCTTCATCAAACTGTGTCAAATCAAATTCTAAACACATATGTAAGTGAATAGCTGATTGATTGGCCAACCATGTTCTTGGATTAGATTGACGCAATGCTACTAGTATGTGATTGTAACATGTCCACAAATTATCTTTGCTTGTAGTGTAACTATATGTAGGACTATTATACTCCTTAACTGCAGCACTAACCATGTCAATAGTTAACCAACCTTTCATTAAGAATTTACCCAATAGGCTACCAAACTTATCTGCGTCAATATCTATCTGCTGCATGGCTCTTTTATTCTGAGCTAACTCATCATAATAATCTTTTGCATTTGCCATCTGCTCAGATATCTTATCTGCAGTTTCTTGGTCAGCAGTACCTGTGTGTTTTCTCACCCAGTCTCCTAACTGTCCCACCATAAATGATTCACTTTCATGAACGTAAACACCAAAGGTTGCTCCAAACTTAATCATCTTATTGTATGAATTAACAAACGCATACATCATAGATAGATCAGGATCATCATTATAGTCTACAATGAATTTACCAATTGCTTCTTTAGCATCTGTTGTACACTTATATAGCTCATGCTTTATACCAAATCCGTTATTTGCTAACTCTTGTTGTATTGTATTAATAACAAACTGATGTGATATAACTGTGTACGTACTTGTTGCCACAGGCAACGGGGCGTTAACCAGGACAGACCTGGCAACGTTTCCTAATTTTCTAGGCATAACTTTAATTTTAAAATAAACTTAATTGAATTTTGAACAGCTCAGGTTGCATGGCTTTTATCTCTCTATTGATTTTATCTAGATAAAAGTTGTAATCTATATTGTATTCCTCCCAAGCTTTCTCTTCATATACATTGAATATGTGTTGTAACCATCTACCGGCTACCACATTTATTTCTCTGTCATCACCAAGGTTTCTCTTGATTATCTTATCACCTTCTTTAGACACTAGATATCTAAGGGTCTTTTGTAAAGGTTCCGTAATAACTATACCATCTTTAACATAAGTTTTCTGAAACTTCCAATTACCTCTGATCTTTGCTTGACCACAATAATCAAAAATGTTCTTGTTAGTTTTCAGGTACTCTTCAGGTTTAGTCCCGTGGACAAAGAAATCAAACAGTGCCTTAGCAACTACTGTGAAACTTTTGTTCTTATGTAAAGGTTTGTCTATTTCAAATCTACCTTTACACTTAGTTTTGGCATGATAAAATTTACCGTCTTCTTTTTTAAACGGATCTCTTGGATTTGTTTTCTGCAGTTCTAAGAAAGTATCACGGTCAACTTCTTTGTACTTAAATACACCAATGTAATTGTTTACATCAGGTACAATCAGTTTCTGATACTCATCATGCTCTAGCTGCAGGTTAGTTACTTCTTCCCATTCTTTACAAACTTCTAAATAGATGTCTTTGTATTTCTTAGGAATCATCATTTCTAGACCGTCCGTGTTCTGCATAATAGGAATGCAACCTGGTACTTTTTCCGCCAGGTTCACATACAACATCATCAAACTAAGCTGACCATTAATAGTAATACGCATAGTGAGTTCAGGATCATACAAGAAACTGTTCTCATCATTACTTAAACCGTATGTACTATTTAGGATAATTTTGTATACATAGTTTCTAGGATCTGTTTTAGGAATCTTTTTCCGCTCATCAAAGAACCATTCATACAGTTTACAAAATTCTTGCTTAGGTAAATGTGCAGGAGCCCAACCATTTCTAATAGCTAAGTTAGGATAGAAACTGGTAACATCTGATGACATGATTGTCATATGTTCTTCAGGTTCATATATACCTCTCTTAGCACCGTGGACACCACCCAAACCAAAGTCTGTCTGAACTCCTCTATACTTAACTGAATAAGAGAATGCACCTTTAGTATGCATACCATTAATCACTAGATCTTTAAACTTACTAAGCAGGTCTTCAAACTCAGGAACTCCATTGAAGTTTATGTATGGAAGAATAATATCCCGCACATGTATTTCTCTTCTGTAAGTTCTTAGTTGTTTTAACTCATACTTAGATATACCAGTTTCTTTCTCTAGGAAGTATAAAAATAGTTCTTTAGATATCCGTGGTTCAGATGCACTAAACAATGGTATGTTGTACTCTTCTGTAAGATCCCGTCTTAACCGGATCTCCTTAGCACAGAGAGTCATAATATGTTTAGTACTGCTAACATCATTCCTACAATACTTTGCTATTTCTTGTAGCTGTGGTACTGTTTCAATCTTAGTTGTATGTTCTATTGGCATGTCTTGTACATTATGCCAATCCATATTACATTGTATCCATTTCAGAGATGAACTCTTTGCAGGATTGTCCCAGTGATTTAGTTTAAATATATCTATCTGTTTTATTGATAGATTCTTTTCACTATACTCTTGGAACTCACCCTGAGTCATTCTGTTGATACAGTCCTGAGCTTTTGCATAAATCTTTTCAGCAGCTTTCTCTCCACTAACGTTCATTAACATGTCCCTATTACGTAGTATATACTCTGTAATCTGACTGTCAAATGCTAAACCATTAAAGGATATGTGCCACTGATTAAATTGTATGTTCTCATCAAAAAAATCCAGGAGTTTATCTAAATCATTCCGCAACTTACCTACAGTAAATACCTTTACCTCATCTGTTTTGTAATGCTCAAACACTCCAAGAAAACAGTTGGACAAAGTCTCATAGTCCATTACGTAATGATTCATCTACTTAAGTTTTAAATTAGAAATTTCTTTTCTGACTAAGCCGCCAAAGGTGTAATCATTACCCTCTTGTTTAGAGAGTCTGATTATTCTTACGGCAAGCTTAATTAATTTAACTAGTCTTACCATAGTACAAAATAAAAGAGGAGCCTGTATAATACAAACTCCTCTTAAGATTATTTATTAAAGGGGCTTACCGTCTGCGCCTACTAATGAAGGTTGCTCAACAGCCATGATTGTAGGCTCTTTGTCAATCTCACGTAGGAACTTGCTGTAGTCATATGTATCTGCATTAACTGCAAACTGCTTGATGAAACTTTCCTGCTCATCTTTCTCTACAATGTAATACTCATGTAAAACATTTAAGGTAGTACGCTGTTCTTTATATGATTTACCATTAGCTCTGACTTTCTTTGACGGCATTGGGTTACCATCTTCATCTAAGCGCGGTACCATCTGAAAGTTTTCTTTAGATGTTTTACCTATAACAACTAGTAATGTTGTACTAGGATCATAAATTACCTCACTATAAGGACACTCATTATTTACTGGGATTAATTTAAATGTGTCTTTGTCAGACCAGTAGCTGGTAATCAGCAGCATGTTTTTACCGTATTCCATATTCTTTATAAATTATTAATAGATTCAAAGTTAACAACTTTAGATTTAATTTCAAGATCTTCTTTAGATAAATCTGGTAATGAACACAATTCACCTACCTGTTGTAACAATGATTTTTCCACGTCAAGTATCTTAGCATAATCTCCATAATACTTCTCAGGGTATAGATAACTTTCTATATATGCATGATGCTTACTATGGTTTCTGAAGAATAAAAGAACTTTTCTTTTATACTCATCATTAAGCATTGAATACTTACCGTTAATTATTTTCTTGTATTCTGATTTAAAACTGCTAAAGTCAAAGACATATGCACCATTATTATCTGCAAGTTCAAAGAACCCGTCAAATAAACTGTGGTTTATAAGTTTCTCCTCAAAGCTTTTAAATTCTTTGTCATCCCGTAAATGATATACTATAATAAACTTATAATCATTTAGTGAATATACATCTTTCCAAGTCATATATGTTTGAACAGGAGTGACACTACTGCCACGTCTGATACCAAGAATAGGATACAAGAACAACCTACTCTTTTGTATATAATTGGGATATATTGTATTTAACCGCATTTTTACATTTTAAAGTTCTACATTTCCTTTAGCATACTCAGCTGGTAAAGTAAAATCTTTGAACTTTAAATGATATTCTGCGTCTAACATTACATCTTCAAATCTCTGTTGCCAAGACTGCCGTGTCTTGTCTGAAACTTTAAATGCATATAACTGATCATACTTATCAAATACAATAAAACGGAACTCAATATTCCATTCATCCGGATCTACTTTTACCTGCTTACTTAAAAAGTTACGAATAAGTTTTAAATAAACAATGGCTTGAAGCCAGTAATTCCAATGATCAACAGATTCTGAAAACTCCTTTAACGCTTTTGACGTTGTCTTAAAGTCATTTACGCGTACAGTTTTAGTAGGTACATCTATAACTACGTTATCTATAATACCTTTAAAACTGTAATCCTTTGACTCTGCATCACATTCTAATGCAAACTCATTGTATACAGCTCTCTTCTTTGGATCATACTCTAAGTCTAATCCAAGAAGCTCTCTGATTTCTGTGTTTGCTTTTACTACCTCAGCTCTTCTTGTACATTTATCTAACAATGCGGAGTCTATGATTGTTTTATCTCCTTTGTTTTTAAGGAAATTAAAATACTCTTCAGTTTTGGGTTCAATGATCTTTGCTATTCTTTTAGCAGGATCTTTGACATTTTGGTGTAAGTTCATATCAGTTAACACTTGGTCAACTTCTGCTTCAAAATCTGACAGGGTAAGAGTGTTGTCCCCCTTCTCCTGGTAAATCTTAAAGACTTCTTCTACAACGGCAATTGTATTTGCACTAGGTAAATTATCTGATGCCACAATGAAGTGATCATCAAAGCGTGCTTTATCTTCAAGCACTAGAAAATGTATAAGAGTACCTTCTAATAAGTACTTCTTAAAATCATCTTCCTTTTGTTTTAATACATATTCCTGGTAAAATACGGCAGGAACTGTAATTAACTTATTAAGGCTGGAGTAACTAAAAGCAAATGGTTTGCTAAAGAACTCCGCCTCAAGTAAGTTTACATCTGTTTCTTTAATTGTCTGTATCATCTTGTAATAATTCTAAACATTCTTTTTTTAATACCGGTCCTTGTGTCCAACAAAGATTATCTGAATTGCTATAGTTAATATAGTCTTCTGAACATAATGATGATACTAGTTGAGCATTAGCACGGGTAAACTTTTTTTGTTTACGCAATGTAGCAGTAAGTTTATTAATATCCAAACTACTTAGCTCTTTTAAATCTAAATCTAGAAAAGTTAACAAACTTCTGAAGTTTACATGCTGTGCTTCTTTTAAGTTACCTATGTCCTCACCAAACTCTTTTAACAAGAACAATAGATGAACAATACTTTTGTCATAATCACAGTTACTCATAAGCTCCATCATAAGAACTAGATTCTCAGAGTCTTGACTATTACCAAAAGCTCTAAGCTCATTGTACTTAACGTCATCTATGACAAACTGATTCTCATTAAGAACTTTAAGAATATCAGATTCCATGTAGATATCACATGTCATAGCTCTCATCTCTGGTGAATTACTTAAACCAATAAGTTGATTCTCTTGCAGACTCATGCTGTCATACTTAAAAGTCCATCTGTTTTTTATATGCTGACTTAAACTTGTACCAGTACTAGTAAACTGACTAGTCCAATAATAGTCACTCCAAAGTTTCTTACTTACAAAAATCTTTTCTATTGTATTGTTTTGGTAAAACATTTCAAATCTTTGAGGTATCTTATCATCAATTAACTGATTCATAAAGGGCCGCCATTCATTTATATCTACCGGCATACATTTAGGATAAAAGTCAAATGATGTATCTGAACCTTCAAGATTATCTGAAATAAAAGCGGCTGTTGCATTACTAGGTTTATTAGTACAAGAAAAGTTTTCTCTTACTTTAAATCTAGGTACAGAACATCCAGGAAAGAAATATAACTTATCAGATCCTGTGGCTTGCCAACCTGTCTTTACATTGAGAGCACTTTTAATGTTATCTCTAGTAAAACCTTTTACAATTTTCATTTTGATACAACCTTGTACGCTGTCATCATAATCAAATAATATGTAAGTTTTTAAATTCATAAATTTAAATTAAACGGGGGACAGGCCACCATCCCCCGGTAATTATTATTTAGTTGCTAACTCTTGTACTGTAGGATCAAATAGCATCTTCTGGAACTTTTGTTTGTTACCATTCAAGATCTTCTTTACAATATGATACTTAAGATCATCTGTAAATACTTCATCATCCTTTACAAGATATGTAATACGCTGAATAATTTCAGGCGTGATTGGGTTCTTCTCTGCATACAATACAGTGTAGTTAATGAAACGTGTAGTTAAGATACTAGCAATATCTGCTCTGTAATCTGTAGCTGCAGTTCCGCCATTACAAATTGCGCTCATGAGATTGTCCCTTACCGTCTTATCATCTTTACCAAGTAGCATTTCTTTTGGTGTAATGAGTTTATCTAAACGGTTGTTAATAAACGTGGTGAATAGAGTTGCTACTTCCCCGCCTACTGAACCTTCACCTACCATCTGAATCATAGGCAGTGAGTCTTCAAACTTTGGAATAGAACTAATACAGTTAAAGAATGTAGTAATAGATCTTGGATTCACGCGTGAGTTTACAATCTCTGGGTGCATCAAAACAAAGTTGATACATCTACCATCAATAGATTCTTTCTCTGCCCACTCTGCCCAACGTTCATGGTTCCACTTCATAACAACAGAAACAAATCTAGTTCTTTGTGCTACGTCAATAGCATTAACTAGATACTCTCCATCATCTGGATTAGCTGTCAATAAGATGTGCCAATCTTTAGGAAGCTTCCAAGAGATATACTCTTGTCTATCTACTAGTTCCATAACGGCTTGAATGAATCTGATATCAGCACGGTTCCAGTCATCTAGAATAAGAATACCTCCACCAACTTTATCTGCTATCCATTCAGGTGGACAATAAGACATTCTTTTCTGACCAGTAAAAGTATAACCTTGTTTACTATACTGATCAATAGCATTCTCATCTATCCATAAACATTCACCTTCACCCTCTACAGTTTCAACAACTTTCTTAAGAACTTCTTTACCGTTAGGTAGAGTTATCTTTTTCATTACTTCTTTTTGTGTAGGTGCAGCACCTTCTTTACACATTTGAAACTGTCTAATAGGGAAACCTACTAAGTCACCAAGCTCCTCAATCTGAGCAAGATTTAATTTTACAAGATTCAATTTGTTTTCTTCCGCAATTTGTAGCGCAACACTAGTCTTACCCAAACCAGATTCACCAATAATTTCTGTAGCTACTGGTTTCTTACCTGCTTTTTGTATGTGTCTGTTATTGTCAATAATGTGTTGCAGAAAGTTTTTCATTTCTGCTGAGTCTAAGCTTACTTGATTCATCTTATTTTATAATTCTAATTTAATTACTTGTCCAGGGAGTTCCTCATACGCATCCCCTCTTGATGATAATACCCATAGGATATTACCTTTTGCTCCTTCTGGTGCAGAACATTCACCATCAGTAAAGTAGAATAAACAACTGTATTCTTTCTGATGCTCATTATAATAATCTATAACAGGCTGAAAGTCAGTGCCTCCTCTACCGTGTATCTCTAAATCTTTCTTAGGATCAAACTTTCCTATGTAAGATATAGCAGTATCACATTCTATAATAGTAACATCTGCACCGGTCTTCTTCATGTGATAAAGTTCATTTAGAAACTCTTTCAATTCATTAGTACTCACGGAGCCTGATGTATCTATGGCTGCTAGTATGTGCTTGTGTCTTCTAATCTTAAGACCAGGGTTTTCAGGTAACCTTTTATTGTATTTACGTCTAGACTTCTTTGTATAAGTCTTAACTGATTTACCTGCAAACCTGCGCATATAACCTTTCCAATCAAACTTAGGTGGGTCAATTTGTTTTAGACGTTCTAAAAGTTCTTCAAACTCACCTGGTATTACACCTCTGCTTTTCTGTACTTGATCAGCAACTTGCTCTACTATATGTTTAGTTTGTGATTCTATTAGTTTTTTAGTAGCCTCATCTAACTGTTCTATTTCCTCCCAGTCATGATCAGGGATATTAATCTTCTGACCATTAGGAAGTTCACATTCAGACTCACCATTACTAATAGCATTCATTATGCATTGCATAGTTTCTTCCTGCTCTTGTGCTAACTCCATTAACTTATCATAGTAATAGCGCGTACCTTTACGCTCTTCTAATTCAAGTTCTGGAAAAGTATCCAAGAACATTCCGTCTTCAGGCAGCATGGATCTCTCAATGTATTGATTGATTTCAAGATCCATAGCAATGTTTAGTACTTTCTTGTTTGCATACTTAGTAAAGTTTACAAGATGAAAGAAACCTATATGCAATAACTCATGTTTAAGAACACCTACTTTTTGTTCCATAGGTAAAGATTCCCAGAAGTCTGGATTAATTGCCAGCTCATAGTTAATCTTATTTAATCTAACGCCTGCTGTTGGAAGCTTGTTAGACCATATCTTGTTCAAAGACATCAGGAGTAAACCGTAGAACGGCTCCTTTAACATGAGTTCTTTAGACGCTTTAGCTAAAGATTCTACGTTTGTCATTCTTCATTTTTTAATTTAATTTTCATATCAATACTCTCTATAAAATTGTAACCAAATCCTAAGCATTGATCTGTAAGAAACTTACTAAACTGATTTAAAAACAGTTCCATATTTTCTGTACTATACTTATTTATAAGGATAGCATCAAAGATCTGTTTAAAAGACAAGTTTAAATTCTTACTAGTCTTTGATATTTTTTGTACAAAAGCTAGAGCAAGTGGAGCATGTTCTTCCCATAAAGGAAGCTTTGCTTTACTAAACTTATAAGCAATTAATACAGCAGCCGGGTTATCCTTAACATCATTATTAATAATTGTCAAAGCTACCACCTGATCTTCTACAGTTGAGTCCATCATTTTAATTAAGTTCTCTAACTTATCTTCTGTTATAATCATTAGTCTTCTAATTTTTGAGTTCTAATCATCCATTCAGGCGGATGTGCAGAATTGATATTATCTATCCATTCTTTTGCTGTTGGTATATAACCATAGCAATCTTCTTTTACATGTTGTTCTCCAATATATCTTACATATACCTCTTTACCATCACAGTTGGTAATTGTCATACCAAATCTTTTCTCACATTCAAAGATACCTTCACTGTGATGTCTAAAAATTCTGTGTTTGCTATGTCCATACCAGGCTTTAGTTTCATCAAACCATCTATGAATATCTATATAATCCATTGCTGAACCACCAAACTTTTTAGCTGAGGATTTTGCATGTTGCCAAGGATGTGCCATTAGTCTACTAATTCTTCTTTAAATGAACCTTCATGACCGTAGTATTCTGTCTGTGTATAGTAAGTGTTATTATCTATTATATAACTTAGATCTGATAATCTTAAAGCTATATAACCATAACCACCATCATTATTCCACCAGTCTTCTATATTATTAAGCTTGTCATAAAATAAATCTTCTAGAATTTCTTTTAGACCCGGTACGCAATTATCTATATTTATATGTTCACAAGTCTGTGTTCCGTTATCAAGAGAACCTTCTTCAAAATGTGGCTCATAATCATCACCTAGATAACTATACTCTTCTATTGCTCCAGAGTCACCTCCTCCACAATAATAAGCTACTACATATTCACATCCAGCGTCTTGTAAACTAACCTTTACTTTTAATAAATCATCTGTCTTACTCATAACGTTTAAATTTGTTTATAAAATCTGCCAAGTATGTTGGCGTTTAAATACTCTTCTTTTTCTAGAACCTCTCTTACAAACTGGTATTTAGTTTCTTGATATGTTAACTCTGCTTTAGAATAACATATTTGTATCATATACCTTTTAATAGGGACTCCTGCTTTATGTGCATCCTGAAGAACTTTATTACTACTGTAATAGTTTTCATAACTAGTTTTAGTAACCAGCTCATATTTTTTGGCCCGCTTATCTGTCATAGCAGCTAAAGCTTTTTTACCAAACTTCTTTTTTCTTACTGAATAAAAGTTCTTCTTACCAATATACCTAACAGATTTACCGTCAATGATTGCTTCCATTTCATATACAAATCCTACTGCACCTTCAGGAATCATATCATCTGTAAACTGTTGTGCTTTATATAACCAACTCATGGTAGTTCTTTTATTGTACCTGTCAAAGCTTTGGTAAGTACTGGATAAACTGCAATGCGTGTGTTTGCTATACCGTGAGCCTCTATACAATCCGCTAGATCTTTTTCTAACTTAAGGTGTGCTCCAGGAATATCAAACAACTCTTTGTATGAGATCATGGCCCTAAGACCCGCTTCATCATTATCAAATAGTGTACATACAGCTTCATACTTTTCTTTAATGGTATCTATTACTGACATAGGCAGCTTGCTATTCTCACTGTCTGGTGCAATAGCTTCTGCATTTACAAACCCTAACTTCTTAAAAGCCATAAGATCTTTTAAAGAACTGCATATAACTAGGTAGGGCTTATCAAATTTAAGCTGATCATAACCTTGTGTATAGTTGCATACTTTAAAGAACTTAAAGTCTGTTGAAGTGGGTTGATATATTTTATATAGTGTTCCGTCTTTTTTGAAGTATCCATAAATTCTGACACCTCTGATTGTAACCTTCTTATTAACGCCTTCCTTACTCATAGTAAACTCTGATAAAGGGGACACGTTATACTCCTCCAGAAGCTTAGATGATATTTTATATCTCATCCAATACTTCTTATCAATCTCTGTCCAGTTTCTAATCTTAAATGAATCAATCTGATACCGTGCTCTTTCTTCATAGATAGTTACAGGATACTTACCATTAGATAGTATGTAATCATTGTAATCATTTATGATCTTCTGAGCAGCCTCCCAACGTTTACTATAACCAAAGAGTTCTTTAACAAGAGTTAAGGCATCACCACCTTTACCTGCTGAGAAATCTTTAAACATATACTTGTTATCTCTAAAGAAGATAAACATAGAAGGTTTAGAATCATCCGGATTAAATACTGATTTCAGTTTTACATCTTGTCCGTTTAGAGTTTCAGGTAGAGTTAAATAGTATTGAAAAGGCCACGCAGCTGGCACCTCTTCCAAAGTGGAAACTATAGATGTTGTTTGTATCATAGTTAATAATTTGTGTAATAAAAAAGGGGACTTACAGCCCCCTTAATTTACTACAGGTTTTTAAATACTACAAATCAAAGTCTGTATTATTGTTTACATCAAAAGGCATTTCTTCTGCTGATACGTCATCACCAAATCCTGTTACCTCTTTAGGTTCAAGTTTAATAAAATGCTCACCTGAATTAAAGCTGATAAGTCTAGAAGGCTTAGCTTCTTCTGCCTCAATGTTTACAAGACCCTTTGCTGTAAGCTTAGGAAAGTATAGGTCATATCCTGTATAACCATTCTTCTTTTCATATTCTTTACCAGCAACAGTCATCTTAAACCACTTACCTTTGTAAACATCTGATTCATTAAAACCATCTATGAAGTCTTCAATAGTCTTGTACTTATTGTCAACACTTTCATACCAGTCATATCTATTAGCAGCCATACAAACTTTTCTAATAGCTTTAGCAATTTCCATATCTCTAGAAATTTCTACACCACTAGGAGTCTTGCCGTCTCTGTAATAGTATCTGTTAGTTTTAATCTCACCAATCTGTCCCTCATGTCTACCTTTAGACTCATCATTATCTATATAGAAACCTTCAAATCCTTCAATAGGTTTTGTTTCTACATTAAGCATTAGATAATAACCTGCATCAGCTTCCATAAAAGAAAATCTTTTTAAGCTAACGCTGTTAATCTTTAACACATGTTCTCCTGGTTGAATGAGTTTAGGTAATCCACCTCCGGTGCTTTCTCCGCCCGCATCTTTTGTACTAATCATTTTTTACTTTTTTTATTAATCAATATAAACTTTATCCCATGAAGTAACTAAACCATTATCAGTCATTTCTGAAATGATTACTTCTTTATTTCTTAAATGGTCTGGTCTTGCTCCGCAAACAATAGAATCATTAGTTGCAAAACTAAGAATATTTTGGTTACCTTTTCTATATAGATAGCCAATAGCATCTGATTGAGATGTGATTATTCTTTTCATTTTACCTGTAAGATCTAAGTCTCCAGAGGTAAACTCACCACCGGACTTTTCTAAAAGAACATCTTTAATATGTCCTACAAGAATGATTCTTGGTGCTAGAGTTTTAACATATTCTATAATCTTGGTCATAGCTTCTCTTAGATAAGAGTAACCTGCACCGTTAGGTAGATTAAGAATATTACCATACTGAGCTTTACCACTGTCTCTTGCTAAGCTACCATCAGGAGCTTGCTTAAACCAGCTTTTACCCATTGCCTTTTTAGAATAAAGAATTTCTGCATAAGGAATACAGATATCTTCTAAAGCAGTTATTGTGTCAAGTGCAATATACTTGTAAGGATTACCAGCTTTCTTGATCTCCTCACCAATTGCTTTGATATCCTCAACACAAGTTGCTTTAATTTTCAAAGCGTCTACGTAATCTGTACCACCTTCTAAATCTATGATCAAACAGTTATCAAGATCTGCAAGTAATGCAGTCTTACCAACCTTTGGTTTAGAAAAGATAATAAGATTCTTAGGGCTTTGCGTTTCAGCTTTTACCTTTTTCATAGGTAATTTAATTTCTGACATCATTTGAAATTTTTGGTTATTAATTCATTTAACCACTTCTTGTGGCTTACAGGTTTTTTCCACTGTATAGCTGCAAAATCTCTTAGTGTCATAGAATCATATGGAACATCCGCGCTTACATCTACAAAATCTTCAAACATTTCTGTCTGTTTATTAGACTCCACACTTTTGTGTAATTCTTCTACATCTATAAGTTCATCTACAGGAATTAAATACCTAACGTCACCAGTAGTAGGATGAGGTTCAGAAGCTTCATACTCTGTTTCATAATGTGGATTAAACACCCACTTATAAAGTTTTCTTTCTGGATCTTCTGGTTCATAATCTCTACTACAAAATTCTGTATAGATATCTTGTTCACCATACATTTCTTTTGGATAGAAACCTATAATTAATTCTCCATTATGTTTATACGCCATGCGGGGAATAAACTTTGGATTAGTAACACCTTCTTTTTCAAACAACGGCTTATGCTTCTCCATTAGAAAAATTACTTTTTCTCTTTTAGAGGGAGCGTTTTTGTCTTCATTATTACTTACTGTACTAATTGCCATTATTAAAAATTTAAGTTGTACTTACTCTTTTTTGCTGAATACCTGGGGTAGGCATCTCATGCACTTCCATCTTGTCAAACTCTGCTTTAAAGAAAGTCATTCTTGTATCACCATTTCTACATTTAAGAAAATGAAATACAAGAACTGTATCATCTTGTATGATGTACCTCTCTGGCCCATAATACTCAATGTACTTATTAGCAGGTCTGTTCACACCAATAACCATATCAGCGTGTTGGAACAATGCATCTCCACCTAGAATGTCTGTTTCCAAAATGTAGTTACCGTATTTACCATTCTCATTTCTTTCAGGAGACTCAACATGTCTACCTAATTGTGAAAGAACAATGAATGCTATTGGATAACGTCTTTTGAGTGCGGTTAATGCTTCACCTAAATTGTAAAGCATTTCTGTTTTGGATTCACCTTTGTCTTGTTTTAATAGATATGAGTGGTCTAAAGTGATTACCGTATTAGTATACACTTTAATTCCATCTACAACTTGTGAATGATCTTCCATATATTCTGCAACAATGGCTTTCATTCTTTCTACTGTACATGGATTTTCTACAATGTCTACTGGACATTTGTCTATATCAACTGCTTTCTTTGCGTGCTGATATAAAACATTTAAATCTGTATCTGTTAATCTGTTGTTCTGATATGCGCTACAAACGTACTTGTAGGGTTTACCTAACACTGAACAAAACTCTCTTACCTTAGATGCTCTAGCTACCATTTCAAACTGAAACTCTAGCACTCTAATGTTATGACCTTTGTTCTGTACAAAACCTTCTCTTATAATCTGATCTTTTATTAACGTTTTACCTGTACCTGGTCTACCACCTATAACTGTTAGTGAGTTCCATTCAAGCCCGTTTACACCTGCCTCATTTACTTTGGGCCATGGAGTTTTAAAACTTGTAATGGTACCTTCTTTTCTAGCATTAATGTATACTAATGCTTCTTTATAGGCGGCATCGTCAATTGATTCGTAATATCCTTTAGACTGACTAGTTAAAGCTGTTGCCCCATATCTTCCTATTGCAGACTTTAAAGCTTCTTCTTTATTTAAGTCTGCTTTTTTTACTATAGGACCTTTTTTTAAAGCCTCTTCTCTTTCTTTTTTAGGATTACCTGTTGAAGTATCTATACCTTTTGGGTCTACAGGCTTATCGTAATTTAAATCATCGTTAGGCATATACTCTAAATTTATTGTCCAGGAGTTTGATTTATATAGTCACCTGTTCTAATATCCATAAACATAGGTACAATAGGGGCTTGTGTTATTGGATCTATTAGTACATCACTAGGATTTCCTACTCCATAAGTAATATCTACAGCTCTTAATGCTCCTGCACTAATATCATTGACATTTTCTGTTTTATAATGTTTTCTATCAGGAGTACTGT